CCCACTCCAGACTGCCTGTACCCGACGCCCCAGGGTCTGTGCAAGCAGCCGTACCACCTTGAGGTTTAGACCCTGACCCGCAGGGTCCGGTGAATATGGCCCTACGGGCCAGCCTTAGAGCCGCGGATTGACTCCTCGAATCATGTTTGCAGTCTTTTGCAGATTGACCAGTGACGGCAGGATGTCATCCCCGTGGTCAATTATTTCTGTTTGCTTTTTAGTATCCTTGACAAACCAGGTCACCTCGAGGTCGATTAGGCCTTGGCGGTACACCTGGTAGCCCAGATTCTCCAGCTGGCGCGTGATATAGGTCACCGCCTGAGTCACATCAAAGGGCGGGTAGCCCAGCATAAACGGCGGGACGGTCAATCGAGCGCTCCGTTGGTTCTTTATGGATGCCGCGCGAATCTTACGGCAAAGCTGTTCCAGAATCGCGCGGTATGTTTCTTTTCGTACATTTTTTCGTGTACGCTCCATCGCAGCCACCTCCTTGGCTGTCAACATCTCTAGTACTATTTAATTTAAAAAGGGGTCTGAAAACCCGCTGGGCGCTTGGACATGGCCAGGTAGTCGTTCAGCTGCTGGTCAAAGTTGGCACGGATATCTTGGTAGTCCTGGTAGTCAGGGCCCTTGTATGCCAGAAGGCTCGAGCTTGGGTCAGGGGTTGAGACTGGTGTCATGGACACGATGGTTGCCTTGTTGCCCTCGACGCTGCACTGCACGTCAATCTGGTTACCGCTGTACTTGAACTTGTCATAGAACATGAAGCGACTGTTGAACAGCGAAGCACCCTGCTCGTTCACCACAGGGTTGACATAGACCGTGTCGACCGGGACCCACCCCGGCTGTTTCTCCTGGACTGCACCGATAATCAGGGATATCACGTCACGGTCAACTGGTACAGGGGCGATTTGTAGAGGCTCCTGGGTCATGTCCGACTTCTTCTGAACAACCAGGAATAAGAGGGATGCAGCGAGCAGCATGATGACAACTCGGTCCATTATTATCACGCGTCAAAAAAATTTTCACAAAAGAAATATTAATAGTAATATGGCACTCCTTGTCTACAGTGACAAGTGCAACTTTTGTGTCGAGACACTCAACTATATCAAGACCCAGCCTGAACTACTCCAGATTCTCCGGTTCCACAACGTGTCCACCAATGGCCTCCCTTCCCAGCGCATCACACGCGTGCCGACGCTAGTCACCAACGAAGGTAAGATGTATGTCGGCAGCGAGGTGCGCACCTGGCTCGAGTCCATGGTGCCCATGGACATAGTTTCGTTCAGCAACGATGGGTTATCCATCACCAACCTGGACGAATCAGAAGAGCCAGGAGAACTTTTCGATATCAGCATGTACGGCGTACCGCTACAGCCTGTACTCACACCAGAACTCAACAATAAAATTAATAAAAAAATGAACGATGCCATTAGCGAATTTAACACGAGATAAGGATGTACTGCCAATTTCCCACAAGGATGCATCTCAAGACCATACAGGCGAATGCCATACGGTCAGTCTTTGAGGTGCTCAAGGATATCATCAACGATGTGAATGTGTACTTTCGGCCGGACGGAATCACCATCCTGACGCTGGATAACGCCCGTGTGACGCTGGTCCACATGCACCTCGGAGCTGAAAACTTTGAAGAGTACGAGTGTGCGGCTGAGATTGTAGCCGGGCTCAACATCACCAACACACACAAGCTGCTCAAGTCGATGAGCAACAACGACACGCTCACGATTGATATTATCGACCGGGACTACATGAAGCTCATCATAGAGAATGTTACCAAGAAGACAAACACGACCTACAGCCTCAAGCTGCTCGACATCAACGAGGATGAGCTGGATGTGCCAGAGATTGAGATGGATGTCATCACGACCATGTCATCGGTCGACTTCCAACGCATCACACGCGACATGAGCAACCTGTCGAACGAAATCAGCATCGTCCGCGAAGGCCACACGCTCGAGCTCAGCTGCCTCGGCGACTTTGCCAACCAAAAGACGGTCATCGAGTACAGCGACGAGCAGGTCAAGCGGACCGGCAATATCTTCAGTCTCAAGTACATCAACCTGTTCACCAAGGCGACCGGGATGTGCAGCAGCGTCCAACTCATGCAGGACTCGACCCAGGAAAATATGCCAATTATTTTCCGGTACACAATCGCAAACCTTGGAGAAATTAAGTTCTATCTTGCACCCAAAGTTGAATAGTTAAACATTTTATCACTCTATTAAATTATGGAGGCGCGCTATAACGAGAGACTGAAAGAGCTGTCCGCACCGGGTAAGGAAACTGAGCTGTACGAGTACATGCTTCTGTGTATGCCTCTGATAAAGGAGTACAACGAGGATGTGACCGAGGAAGTTTGTGAGTCCAAGGCGGTCGCGTCCATGAAGATAACTTCTCGCAAAGGTGTTCAGAGAAAAGATATTTATAAAAAATATTTGGAGGTGGTTGAGGATGAGCATGTCGAAGTCAAGATGAATCCGAGCACGGTTCTGTGTCGCCCGTGCATATCTTGTGGGGCCAAGTACACAAAAGTGCACGATGCCGTGACGAGCGAAGATATCTGCACCGAGTGTGGCACGGCGGAGTACGTCCAGTGTGACGAGGTGGGTTTCAAGGAGGAGCAGGACATCGAGAAGAATGTCGTCTATTCATACCGGCGTGAAAACCACTTTAATGAATGGGTCAGTCAGTTTCAAGCCAAAGAGACAACCAGTGTGCCCCCTGAACTCATAGAGACGCTACGCCAGGAGTTCAAGAAACAAAAAATAAAAGAATTGACAGAAATCACACATGAGAAAGTCAGAGGTTTATTAAAAAAATTAAACAAAAATAAATATTACGAGCACGTACCTTACATCACGACGATTCTCAACGGGATACAACCTCCAACCATGCCCCAATTACTAGAAGAAAAACTGAGGCTTATGTTTTATCAGGTTCAGAAACCCTTTGAGAAGCATCGGCCACCGGGGCGCAAAAACTTCCTAAGTTATTCTTACATCCTGTACAAGTTCTGCGAGCTGCTCGGCGAGGACGACTACCTACCCTGCTTCCCCTTGCTCAAGTCAAAGGAGAAACTGTATAATCAGGATAAAATGTGGAAAAGTATTTGCAAAGAATTGCAATGGGAATACATCAAGACCTAACCGTGAAGGCGAAGCCAGGGAAATAGGGCCTTCGGCCCTAGCGAAAGAAATTGGCACCCTTAGGGTCCTTGATATAAAAGTAAAAATTACCCGCCTTCAACTTGTGCTTGTCATCCTTGAACCCGGCCAGCTCAAACGAATGCTGACGGACATCCGCATAGTAGCTTAGCGTCGAGCGCAGTAAGAACCAGCTCACAAACAGGAAAATCAGGATAAACCCAACGTTTGTTTTCATTACTTATTTCACAGAATTAAAATAGAAATAGTAGTTGCCGCCAGCCTGCTTGGCCACCTTGCCCATCTTCTTGCGACGACCCGCCATCTTCACCTTGCCCATAATACCCTGACGCGACTGGACGAATTTGTCGACGCTGCCCGCCTTCTGCATGTCGCCTATGGCCTTCTGGTACATCTGGATACGGAGCGCATCTGGGATGTTCTCCTCACCCTGGAAGGTTGACGTGGTTTTCTTGGCCATCAGGTCATTCACCTTCTTCTGGTAGGCTGCCACAAAGTCGTTCACATTTCCGTACTTCTTTGCGTCAGCCATCTGCTCCTTTATCATGAGCTGCTGAGTCTTCTTGCTCTTCAGCCACTTGGTCAGCCAACCCATCTTGGACTTTTCAAGACGGCTAATAATCTTGTTATACTGTGCAACAATCTGCGGCACCTGCTGGTTCTTCTTGTTATTTGCCAAACGCAGAGCCTGACTGTACACACCGCTCGCGATGCTCTTCTTGGGCTTGGCTGCCTGGGCCGCCTTTATCTTAGCGACCGCATCAGCCTTGCTGGTGGCACCCGAGATGACATTCATTGCCCCCTTCCACTCGGCGATGCGCGTGTTGTACCACGCTGCTGTTCTGGGCTTGCGGATTTTGAACAAACTGTCACGGCGTTTCGTGACCATCCAGAGTACCACGAGTAGAAGCCCTATTACTGCTAGCCGAACTAGCATTTATATACTCCAAGAAATTTTGTTCAATTTTTCCTGGAACTCGCGGTTTTCACCCACGCCTGGGACAACAAAAGTCTTGCTCCTGATGGCCGCCAGCTCCGGTCCGCTCAGTGTAAGGCTGTGCAACACAAAGTCCTCGAACGCCTCACATGTCAAAGGCACCACAGGCTTGATGAGCTCATAGACCTGTTTCGCCAATACCTGAATCTCCGGCTGTGCGTGACTGTCCATACGCAGCTTCAGAAAGTGAAACAAATTGTGCAAATTAATTTTCCAGAAAAACTCGGTCATTGTGCTGACTGGGAGATGCGTCCGAGCCAGCTCGCGCGAGCACCCGTGCTTCAACAGGTCGTCGTACACGTGGAACGCCATGTCACACGACGCCTTTTGCTTGAGCAGCAGCAGCTCGTCCCCTGTCATCTCCTCCTCTGACCCCTGCTTGTTTGTACCGGACTGAGACCGCAGGTGTTCCGGGAGGAAAAACTCATCCTCGAGGACAGAGTACCGGGCGGACATCTCGTTCACAGAGGCTGTCCGGTGGCGCATCCACTGCCTCGCCACAAAAATTGGAGCCTTGATATGGAACTTGAACTCGACCATCTCGAACGGTGTGGTGTGCTTGTGGCGCATGAGGTACCGGATGAGCGCCCGCGTATCACTCACCGCCTTGGTGCCCTTGGCATACGAGACACGTGCAGCCTCAACGATGGACTCGTCACACCCCATGTGGTCCACGAGCCGTGCCATTAAAAATATTTATAATTATTTTTTTATCTGACCCTTCAGAGACTGGCATAGAGTTTTCCGAGCGGTGTCAGGGGTGGCAGGCTGGTCGGGAAGTGCTGGTAAGAGGCGAACAGGGTTGACTGATTCATCACGTCAGGGGTGGACGGTCCCATGACCGAGTCGGGTGTGCCCGTGAGCGGGAACATACTGTTTGGATAGTTCAGACTTGGGTCAGACAGCAAAAAGCGCTCTTTCCAGCTGAAGCGCTCGACGAATGGCATCGCCTCCATTCCCTGTACAGTCGCCTTCATAAACGCCCCTGTTGAGTTTGTAGCAATGTTTGCATCCGTCGGAATCGACCAGTCATACCCGGGTGCGTGCGTGGTCACACCAGTGGCGCTCGTGGTTGCGGACCAGTCAGCACACGAGTACTCTGTAATCCAAAGAGGCAAGTTGTACTTGGTGTTGACGGCCGTCAGGTAGTTCAGGAAGCTGGTCGGTTTTGGCGGGCCATACCAGTGAATTGTGATAAAGTCAGGGAAGCGCGGATTCGGTGTTTGAGAAATACGTAACAAAAAGTTGTCCAGCCAAATTCCTGGGTCGAGTACCACGTGATTCACCGATGCTGGGCTATTACTGATGTTAACCGTCTGTGGTGCAGTGACACCAGCAATCGGCACCACGTTCTGTGCGGCCGACCCTGACGCCGGGTGGACCAAGCTGCCGTACATGACCGGGCTGCCGATGCGACACCCTGAACGAGTAGCAGATGCCACAATGTTCGGCCAGAAGTTTGCAGCATCGGTCGTTGTCATGTTGCCTTGGGCATTCGCGTTGATACCGTCCGGCTCGTTGTACGCCAGGATGACATTATCGGTCGTGGATGCAGGCAGTCCCTTTATTGTCTGAAGAGTGCACAGCGCGTTCACCGTGGCGGGAGGGGTGGCTGATGGCGCACACCCAGCAGGCGCTTTAGGAGCCTTGGAAATGTTCCAGAACATGGGAGAGAACAAGAGCCCGGGTGGTGCCGGTGAGGGTGGCGTCGAACCCCACGTGTAATACCAGCCCAAGTTCAGTGACGCAATCTTTGCCGCCGCAGACGGGTCGCGGTTACCAGCCACAAAGCCCTTTTTAGCCGAACTGCCCGTCTTGACCACTGGCGAAACTGAAGGTATCGGAACTGTCTGAGCGACCGGCGTGTCCGCCGGAGCATTTATAGGTGCTACCGCAAGGTGGCTGGCGTTTGGTGTGGGCGGAACCTCTACACTTGCGACGGAGGCGGCTGCAGCAACAGCCTGTGCGGGGGTACGAGCCGGTGGTGTGTGCACCGGAGGAGTTGAAGATGGTCTCGTAGGAGAGGTTACAGGAGCCGCCGATGGCGGATTTATCAAACCATTAAGGAGAGCAGCGCCAGTAAGGGGGTCGAGCTTTGCCACCACAGCATTCAGCCTTGCTTTA